ATTCAGCAAACCACTCTCGGGCTGCGTCAGAGCTCCATTTGGACTGATTGCGGAAAGCGTACAAGTGGATTGCCGGCCATCCGGTTTCTCGCTGAGAGGGATCCAGGTAAAGATCTTCGCCGAATTAATGGACTTGGCCCGTGATCCCATCGACGATGGAAGTCGTAAAGGTGCCGGATCGAATTGGATGGCCGAATAGATCTTGCATCATGATAGATCTACCGTCCAAGACGCTGGGATAAACGGATTGGGCAAGCTGCCTGGAGTCATGACACCGCTATCGGACGATGAAATCAGTGTGCTCGACCCCCACACGAAATCAATTGGCAACAGGCCCGTGCATCTTTCCATTAGCTCCTCGCAACTCATTTGTTGGCAAGGGTCGTTTGGGTTGGGAGGCACTCCAGAGGTCGGTGGCAGGCCGGTCGGGGCGGTGCATTCGAACTCGGGGGGATCGGAAAGATTTAGCGAAATGCTGCCAATGCTCGACGCGCATTTGGGGCCACAAGTGACTTCGACCGCGCCGGTCGCATCAAACACCATCGGGAACTCCAACACATCGACGCTGCGACGCAGCACGAATCGAAAAGGATGTTGCGTTACCGGGACCTGGTTCGAGTTGAAGCTTGGGAGCGACGAAATTGGCCAGACACCTAACGGTCCATCAGGACAATCCACCACGCCGCAAAAAGCAGCGGTGCTGTTGTTTGTGACATTGGATCCATTGGTGACCTGGTTGGCCCACGACAGGCCCATGGTTCCGTCAATCACGAGTGCCAATCTGTATTGGCATCGATCTGGCTCGCAGTTGTAGCGAGGCGGTGTCCTCGAAATGTACAGGTCTACTGAGCTCAGTGTTGTCACCATTCGCCAACCGAGGACACACATTTGAGCGTATTGAACCGTTCGATTGCAAACCGTGATAGGTCCGTACTGGTAACACTCGTTCGCTGTTGGATTGCCACAATACCGAGCCTTTTGCGTGATCGAGTTGTACGCGTACTCATAGCGTCGCCAACGATAGATTCCGTTTCGATCGACTTGCGATCCGCAGCCAGCTCGAATGCGATCACAGCAGGCATTGATCGATTGGAACATGGTATTGTTCGCGGTTGCCACGCAGACAAAACGAGTGTTGTTCGTCACGGTCATGTTCCAAGTGCGGTTTCGCAACTTGGCACGTCTGCAGTTGCCGTCTCGGCAGGTGTGGCGTTTCTTTTGCTGCTCCTCGGCGTCGCACCAGGTGCAGGTCAGATCAGGTATCGCGACCATGTTATTCCCCCACGCACCAAGGAGTGATCACACGCCAATACCCACTCGTCCACACGGCCATTCCTTTATCGCCAGTGGTTTGCCAACTAGCTATGTTGAAAGAGTCTAAGATCGGCGTCGACCAATTACCGATGGTCGCGGTTGCGCTTCCTGCAGACCAGTTTGTCGTGAGCTCATACGGTGCCTGCATTGCGCGGCAAGAAAGATCCCACACGCCAAAATGAAGACCGTCTTGAGGCTTGGTAACGACCTTTGCAAAACCAAACATACTGCCGGCAACGTTGTTTCCAGAAATTGGATGCACGAATCCACTTTGAGGGGCAGCATAATTTGCGATGGCTAATCCCTCGATCGCTACCACTCCAAATTTTCCATTCTGTATAGGCTCGATCGATACCGCCATTGACTCGAAGTATGGAGTCTCTCCCGATACACATGGGGTCAAAGCGGACAGTCTGTAGTAGCCCCGGCGGTATTCGGGATCCTTGCGAGGGATAGTCTCGGTGTTGAAGTAGCCTTGTCCGATCCGAATCAAAGCAGCTTTGCCGATGCCGAGATCGGCACCAGTTTCGTTTTTTGCGATTACGTGCCCAGGCTCCATCGACCTAATGTCTGGAACACCAACAGACGCGAGCTCGCCTCGACGCTCCTGGATCAGTCGCGTGATTTCGCGCTCACGCTTGGCGGATGGCTTGAATCGATCGCCGGAAAAGGTCATGAAGGGGCTAGATTCCTAGGAGGTTGAAATTCCCTGACTCGTACACGTCTTCGACGTACACTCCGCGCGGTCGACGAATGACGTATCCCCCGGTTTCCCAGGCTTCGTAATCGACCCACAGATACTGGTGCCCCTTCTTGGCAACACCGCTAATTGTACCAAAGACTAAGCCAGTTCGATTGGGAGAAGCTGAGAATTTGAAAACAACGGTCACTTCAGCATTGCTCGACTGGCGGAACTCGGCACCGAGGAACAAAAGTTCACCAGCAGCGAAATCGCGAAAGGCTGCGGCATTGGTCTTGTAGGTCAAATTCACCAGTGTCAAAACGTACGCAAAAGTTAAAACGCCTCGGCTTAGGGTTTTTTCGATTTGAAATTCCAACCCAGGAATTCCAACCTCGACCCCTCGAACACCATCCCTGTCGACGTTGATAGCTCCACCATAGTCGGGAGCAGATGCTCCGTACCGCGTTGTCCCGTAAGACTGAGTGATGTTTTGAGTTTTGCCGAGAGTCGTTCCGGAATAGTTCCATGTCTCGATAGATCGCGACTCGTAACCGAAAACGATTTCCCAAGCGTTGGGCGTTAGCGGTTTTGCTCGAGCGGACACCATTGCTAAGGCAGGAGTGGTGGACGTCGCTGAAATGATCAAAGGGAATGGCGTTCCAGGTAGATCAACCGCAGCCTGCGCAGCGTCTTCTGGCTCTGTGTACCCAGTGACAATTGCGATGCGGTTTTGGGTTTTCATCCCACCCCGCAAATCGAAATCGGTTTCTCGCGATTCCGCTGTCTCTAGGATGTCAATCGGAAGATGCGTCCATGCACTCATAGTTTAGGATCCGTAGCTCATCGATGAAGATTGACTAGTGTTTTTCGCGATCTGTGCGAGCAATTGGTTGCTTTTCGCAGTCTGATCCGCCACTCGATCTAGGGCCGATGTGTTGGTTCCGAGTCGCTCTGCTCCGAAGCCACTGAAAGTTCCACCCATTTGCGTTGCGGTGGTCGACTTGACTTGCTCATAAGTTGGGATTTGACGCTTGGATGTCTGAGATGCAGCGTTCTCAATCGTTTTGCTTACACCCTGGAAAACGCCCTGCAAGAACCCCATGAACCCACCAGGGTTCTGCTGTGCGGTTTTGTTGATTTCCTGAGTCTGACTTTGCAGCGAGGATGTAAGCTCACCGATTCGTTGGTTGAAACCAGCAAGCGATGCCTCATTCGCGTCCGCTCGATTTTGCATGGTTTGCTGAGCATTTCCGCGAATCGTGTTTTGCATTTCTGCAGCAACTTGGAGACGACCGCGATTTGCAGTTTGCAATTCCTCATCTCGCTTTGCATTGGCAGAATCAAGTCCTTGTTGACGACTAGCCGCTCGCTTCGAGGCCTCAACATCCATTTGCTTTGCTGCCTTTTCGTAGTCGACCGATTTGTCGATCAGCGAGTAGAGATAGAGCAGCTTCTTCGCGATCCAGTTCACTGTCTGGTCAAACGTTCCTTCGAGCCAAACCATTGCAGTCGCGAACCCCTTGGCAATACCTGTCGGAATCCCCGCGAGTATGTTGATTAGATTGGCAACGAAACCAACACCACCCGCAGATACCTCCGCGCTAAACGTAGTCCAAGCGTTTAATGCTCCCGTCGTAAAATCCAACCATCCAGCGTAGAGATCTCGTGTTGCAACGCGAAACACCAATTCCAATCCAGTCATGGCGACTTTCCCTGCAGCAGCCAACTGACCGCTGGTCAGAGCCGTCTTGATCGCGTCGAAGACCGGTAGAGCGATGTCCTTGAGCTCTGTGAATTTCGCCCCGAGGTAGCCAACCAACTCACCACCGACTCCAGAAAAATACAACGCTGCTACCGCAGCGGCGGTGAGTCCAGCGACAACCAGGCCCACTGGCGAGACGATCATTCCGATTGCTCCAGCGATCACTCCAAAGACCGTTCCGACGACAGATCCAATGGTGGCGATTGCCGTCATTCCTGCGGCAACGATTCCGGCGGCTCCACCAAGTGCAATCAATCCCGCAACCAAGCCAGCTCCTACGGCAGTCCATTGGGCAATGGTGACGATCAGTTCTCGATTGTTGCTGATCCAATCCGATACCCATGAAATTGTGCCAATAATCTTTTCGCCGAGGCTGATCAGTGTCGGAGCGAGAGCAGCACCGATTCTGTTTTGCAGCCCACCAATGACGCCGAACAATTGATCGAACACATCACCGAGCCGACCGGCTGCGGCAGCGTCTTCGCCACTCATGGTCTGTCCAAGTCGGTTCGCATCGTCCATCAATCGCCGGATCCCTTCGCCGCCTTCGGACAGCAGCGGAACCATGTCCGCACCGGACTTGCCGAAGTATTCCATGGCAGCAGCCGATTTGAGGGCAGGATCCTCGATCTTCGAGAGCTTGTCCGCGATCGCAATAAACTGCTGGTCTGGAGTCATCTTTTGGAGATCGGCGACACTCAAGCCGATAGCAGCAAATTTCTCGATTGCATCGGGCGCACCAGCAGCAGCGTCAGCGATGCTTAGCTGCATCTTACGCACACCCTTTTCGACCGCACCGATGTCCGTGCCGCTCATCTTGGCCGCATAACCAAGAGCCGAGACAGATTCGGCACCCATTCCCGTACGTTGGGCCATGTCATCGACGGCGGACCCGGCATCGGCAAATCCTTTGGCCATTGCGACCAGGCCGGTTACCGCGATCGATCCAGCGATCATGCTCGGCAAGCTGACGACCGATTTGGAGAACGAGGATAGAGCACCCTGAGCCGAGGCAAAGCCCTTGCCGATCCCAGTTCCCATGCTCGTGGCGACTGCTTTCAGCCGACCCATGGCCGCTTGGACTTGTGCCATGCCTTTATCGAACGCGCCTTGTTTAGTGGCGATCTCGACGTAGGCCTGGCCTGCTTTGATTGCTGCCGACATGTTGGAGTCCTATTTGACGCTGGTAATCGAATTGCGGAACAGCTCAGCAAAATTGGGTGCTTCAGCCTCGAGCGCTGGACGCATGAATGGACGCTTGGGGTACCGAGCCGTGCGACGGCGAGATTCGAATCGATAACCAGGCCGCTCGTCGTATCTGCGTCTGCCGTCGACGCGTCGCCAATTCACGGACGCACTGTCGCCTTCGATCGGAGCGTATCGATACTCGCGAATGATCGCTGTCTCACCACGCTCGTGAAGGCCAGGCACTGTGCTGGTTACCGACTCGACGGTGAAGTTGACCTGGTTGAGTTGCACTGGGCCGACGATTGTCGATTCGCTTGCTGGCTGGAAAGCGAACAGGATTGTCTTGAGACTTGGTTGCGACGACGAAGCGTGTGCCGATGGTGGGGATCCTGGGGCCGAGGCTCGTTTGCGTCTACGCAGCGAGGACCTCGCACGCTTGCGAACAAACGCACCCGCCTTGCTCAATGCCCTGCGTTTCGCACGCTTGAGTGCTGTGATCACCTTAGGGCGATCAAAGAACGATTCTCGCACCTGAAATGTCACGTTCATGGGGTGAATTTCTCCACGGCTACGAGCGGTTCGTCGTAATAGACCCGGGTCAATTCCACGCCCGCAGCGTTGTGGACAGCGACGGAATAGACGTACTCACCCGAAACAAGCTGGCCCGATGCGGCGCGTGGCATCTCGCAAGTGAGCGTCCATTTGCCCGATCCGATGTCCGTGGCAAATCCGGTGACCGCGAATGCGTTGGTTCCGTTTTTCCCACCGAAGTGGACGGTAACCGCCCCAGCAGACATGCCAGGAATCGCGGAGATCGTCCAGACGAATGCAGTACCATGGGCCGCGAGGTAATCGTCGCCGATGATGATTTGGTCGACGGTTCCCTTCGCGGTGACTGGGCCAGCATAGGAAACCTTGCCAGCGGTGATCGTGTTGGTCTTGTCCGCGATCGCTTTTTCGAGCGACAAGTACCGACCGTGCTCGACCGGGATCACCTGCACTCCACTGGTCGAGGACTCCGGAAAGAAGTCTGCGGTGGTTCCGTTGGTCTCTGCTGACGTCACATCGAACAGATAATAGCCGTCCTCAAGCTCAGTCGGATTGGTGTCCGTAAGCGCAGAGCGAGCCCCACCGTCGAGTGAGACTCGGCAAGTGATGTTCGCGGCATCGCCAGTCACCGGCGCGTTGGTAGACCGGTTAAAGGCGAAGACTTTCAGTGTTCCGGCAGTGTTTCGGTACATGATTAGGTGATGGTCAAAAGGCCGTTGACTTGGTCGAAGTCCGTGGTGAAGGTCTCACCAGCGTTGAGCGTGATCGAGGATCCGTAGTCGTACCAACCGATCAGCGGTTTGGCTGGACTCGTTGGCGTGTCGTCATAGACGGCGACGTAGCGGAATGGCCCGACAGATCCACCGCTAGCAGTGACAACCAAATCGGCCACCGTGAGCTTGTACACTCCCCCCGACTGGGTGCTGCTGCTGGTGGTGATGTTTCGAGTGCTTGCGTTGGTATAGCTGATCTCGGTCAGATCGGCCAAAACTGCGTTCGTCGCAACCGGAGCGACATTCGTCAAAGCGATCTTGAGTTGATCCGACGCAAGGTTGATCTTGCCCTCGGCGACATTCTTGGTGAACGATTGAAACTTGTTGAACGCTGCCATTACTGAGGTCCTCGCATCATGAACAGGTAGTAGTAGGGGGCGACTCCAGAAGCGGAGCTAGTTAGGTTTGCGTCGGAAACGACTAGGAGGTACTGAGCTCCATCGGCTGAGATCTTGCGACCGGCCAGCAGCGATGCGGCAAAGTTGTCGAGTTGCAGTTGCATCGAGCCCGCGTTGAGTTTAATCGTCCGCAGCAGCTCGGCGTTGTTGCCAGCAAGGAAGCAGATCGCTTGGTCTGCCGTCAGCTTTC